CTGTTTGCGTCATGTTTACACCCTTCTGCTATCTATTACTCTGACTTTTAACCATCCGTTTTGCGGCCCACTTAAGAAAGAAAGACGGAAAACGGAAACTTTTTTTGAAAAGAAAAATAGTAAGTAACTAAGATGGCAGACACTCGTTGCGTTGCAATCAAGTCTTCCGACGGAGAACGTTGTTCAAAGAAGAAAGGTGCAAATATTACTCGGTGTAACGCACATCACGCAATTATGATGCGCGAAGGGCCGAACCGAACAGAGATTAACGAAATTAATTACGTATTTAAACTTAGAAGCAAAGCGGTAAACACAGAGAACCGAGTTGCCATGGAAGCACTTGGTCCGAACGCATGGCGAGATAATCGTGACGCATACGTTGCTGCTCTTCGGCTTGCGGCTGCGAGACATGAAGCGTTGGCAGAGGAGAGACAAAGACAATTTACCACTGTTCGTACACGGCAGGAAGCTGACATTCTAAGAACTGGAATCAATCCAGATGCTGTACAAGACGCAGCTCGTCTAGTTGAAAGACAGAGACAAAACGCTGAACACCAGGCACGTATTGCCGCATGGCAGGCAGCACAAGCCGATAGACAGCGCAGAGTACTACAGCCAGCAGCTCAAGCGGCTGCCCACGCGGCACCGGCTAGAGGTGGACTTGCTGGATTTGCAAATGATCGCCAAAACGTTCACACAACGGCTGCTGTTAAGCAAACGATGAATGTCGTTAAAGAGATTCTAAAAATTGAAGTTCCTGTGGAGTATCGTTGGAACATGAAGGTTGTATCAAAAACGATGTCCGAGATTATTACAGAATGTTATCTATCTCCAGCATCTGCTTGGCAGATGGTATCAAAGTATTGTTCAGATGAAACGATCTATGATCTACAACCCGGAGTTTATGGAAAGGTTTTAGATTGTGTGTGGCAATACATTAAGAACTCATCTGACAAAGAAGACCTAAAAAAGATCTTGAGAGCAGAGATGAGGGATAATATTGGTATGTGTGCACAGGGAAACCTCAGCAGACTTACAAACATTCTAGCAGGGTATATTGACGCAGTTGTAGTTGAGGAATCAATAAGCGACAAGCTTGGACGTGCGCTTCCTCCTTTAATGGAGATCGATGATCTAGCAGAGCGTCTAACCGCTGCTGCGCGAATCTTCGTAGAAGTTGGACTTCCAGAAGCTGATTGGGCTGCATGGGCGAGTGGACTGCTTGATGACCAAGACGATGATGATTATCGTGAGATGTATATTCACGATGGAATGATTCAGCTTAGAATGTTTACTTAAATGCCTAATATGCCAAACACTAATGGAGTATTTTTTAATGCGTCTCCATTTATAGAAAGTTGATCAAATATCATACTTCTAAAAAATAGAAAGGGCATAAGAATCCACAAAGATGAATATGGAACCAATCCAAGTATAATTCCAGGAACAACATTCTGCATATAATAAATTGACATACGGCAGAATGCAAATAGATTGATCACGTAAATAAATGCAGCAACAAAGTACCCAAGACTAATACCTAAGGATCCCAGTACGTTAAATGCTTTAGTCTTGGGTGTCGTTGAGGGCGCATCTAATGGTGGTGCAGATATTGAAAATGTAGTACCGTCACGAACTGTTTCAGTATTCTCTGACCCATTGAGAGTATAGACTACTTTTAGATCCTTAACTTTATTAGGATTAGGATCGGGCACACCTACTCCGGATGCAGACACTTTCAAACTAATTGAGCCATTGTTAACAAATGTTTGAACTGCACTGGTTACGTCTACATAACTTCCAGGGAAACCATACTCTGCTTTTGTTATAACCAATCCATTTGCGTTTGTTTGTGGAGGGGCATGAATTGTTAATGTGTCATTATCATTTACTTCTTTTGTATTTGATGATCCACTATTAATCTTATACACGACTGTAAGCTTTTTGGGTTGACCAGGTGCAGGATCATTAATGTTGAGTGAACTGATAGAGACTGGTAGGTTTAAAGAACCATTTATGATATGACTTGTAACTTGCGTTGTTACGTCTGTTGTTTTAGAACCGGACCCATAAAGGGCACTCACGATTGTAATTCCGGTGCTCATCTCTTATTATGATGAGAATACGACATTTCCAATTCCACCAAGAACTCGGAAAAAGTTATAAGATTCGACATATGCTCGAACTACATAACCGTATTCTAGAGTCTGACCAGTTGACTTCGTGACAATCGTTATCAGATCGTCGGGTGTGTACATTGGTTTTCTTGTTCGTGGATCAATTGCATTTGGATTTGGAACTATTGTTGGATTTGCACTACCTGCTGTAGACTTTAATACACATGCTACTGTAGATGTTGGGGGATTTCCTACAAGAAAATTCGGCTGAATATAAGTGTTGCGTAGAATCGTTTTATTAAACATAGATCCGTTTATATGTCCCGACGGCTGATCAGTATGATCTAAAGCAAAAGAGTATGAGTAAATACCATAAAGCTCAGTATTTGATTTTCCAGTGCTGTGTTTGTAATTCTGTAGATTTGAAAAGAACTCAGTTTGTTTCGTATTAAAACGTTCTTTACCATCGAGAATGATATTTGATTCGATTAGAATATCTCGCAATGCGACGTTGGGTTGTTGGATTGCCCCGGTTGTGGAAAAAGAGCCAGACGATCTCAGTGGAGGAGTGTACGCGTCAGTCCAGTTTGTGTAGTTATCATAGTCATTTAGTTTTCGACGGTCATCGCGTTGAGCAACCCATACAACTCTTGTGCATAAGTTTCGCATTGCAAGTTCTAGATCATTACTAGGTCCATGTTGTCCTGTTACTTCAATTCTATCAACCTGACGAATTATAAACGAATGTTCTGTTTTTGCAATATGGTTCATTTCGGATTCTCCTAACCAAATATAGTTTGCTTCTATGAATGGATTTAAGTTCCATGTCATCAAATCTGTATTCGACGGAATAGTTGGACTTAATGTACGAGTTGGGGGTGATAAAAAGTTCGTCATAGCAAAATATCGTGAACTAACATCGGGTGCAATTCTTTTACCAAATGTAGGCGATGATTCGCGAACATCACGAACAGTAAATATGTCATACATATTATTTAGTTGAACAGTTATGTGAACTTCAGATAACTGAAGAGCAACTAAAGGTAATGCCGCTCCGATTGATTCACAAAACCAGAAATGAAGAGGAATTAAAATTGTTCGCCCAGCAATCGAAGGAGCCCCAGGACCTGTCGTAGTTGTAATCGAATGGGGATACTGATTCATCCGAGTGAACGCATTCGCGGGATCATATAGTTCCGGAATATTACCCATCATCTGGTTTAATACCTGCTTTTTGTTACTATCGAACTTGAGTTCAGAATACAACTTCATCCATTCTCCGGTATGTGTTACAATTGGCTGACCGTTTACTGTAACACTTATTTGATTAATCAAGTTATAACCAATATTACGAACCCATTGATATTCATAACCGATTGCATTTGAAAGTGCATTAATATTTGAATGTATTCCTGTAATAGGAACTACTGGTGAATAAATATCAGGAAGTGTTACACTCAAATAACAATCATGTAAAAGTTGTGCGTAACGTTCTACTTTTACTTGAAGATTCATAGTCCCCGAAGGAGGAAGCGATATTGATGATGTTTTGAAGTATAACCTAAAGTGCTCCATAGCAAAATCAGTGTGGCGTTTGTACATTGATCTAAAATGTGTAAATGATGGGTTTCCTAATATCAATTGATCTTGGGCACCTTTGCCCACGAGTTGCATGAGTCCACCAGGCATTCTGTTATATCCTTTATAGATTTGAATGTGTAAGATTTTATCTTTCTTTTTTTGGTTAGTTATAAAAATGGCAGATCAATATCCCTTTATTGTCATGCCGGATGCAACTGGTCCAGCTGTTCCTCTTGTTACGACAATTGATGAACTAATGGCAAGTCACGGTGCTATAGTTGCACAAGAAACTAAAGACAAAGCGATAGTTGCAGTTCTTTTACGAGAAAGTAGAGCTACGTTGCGAGATCCTCTTTTTAGATGGGCTTCGGCTGGATTCCCTCCAAATTATATTTTACAACAATTTACTGTAACACCTCCTTCTATATGCTCAGATGGTATAACACGAACTGTTGTAGAATATTTTCAGTATTGCTTGGGAGTAACGTTAGGAAATTTATTACCTACACTTCAAGCTCTTGTTGAAGGAATGACGTTATCATACTCCTTTTCGGGGAATACTCTGAGAATTCATGTTACAAAGAATTAAAGAATGAGTTCACTTTTTGATATTTTAAAGGCATGCCCTACTGCTATCCCTCCTCACAATACAAATAGTCCATTCACACCGTCAACCGCTCCAAATCTCGAAGAACTCCAGGCTCTTATGACACAACATGCAGATGTATTGTCAAAAGAAGCTACTGATAAAAAAACTACAGCTGAATTTGCAGTTGTAGATAAAAATACACAATCGTGTACACGAACGTTAACACTTATACCTCCATCTGTTTGTGTTGATGGTGTTGTTAGATCAGTTTCCGAATATATTGAATACTGTTTAGGAACTTCAGTTGATTTATTTTTTGTCGGAATTCGCAAACAATTTCCAAATAAAACACTTACGATTTTATCTGATCAAGCTGAAGGAGGTATCGGATTTTCACTTGCCTAATAAACAATCGTAA